ATCTTGGAATACCAAAACGAATCTGGTACGTTATCCAAAGCCTCTTCCAATCGTGCCAAGTCACCAGCAGGGATCGACGTAGTGTTGTACCCCAAGTGCCAGCGTACTTTTGACTTTAAGAAAGTATCAAGCTTCATTAATGCTCACCTTCGCATTAGCGTGCAAAGACTATATGCACCAATAACAGATTAACACGCGCCAATAATCACTCGACACGTACAAGATTTTCTTTGAAAATTTCTTCCCAATCCACACGCTTTACTCCTTTGAGTTGCTCAAGGCGTGAGAAACGCTCACCGGGAAGAGTAAGTTGCAAGTCTTTGATGTCGCGTGCAGTCTTTAAACCAACTCCTGGCAGAGCATCTGCAATCTGACGTGCTGAAGCAAGATTGATATTTACGCGAGTGTCAATAGGAAAGGTTTCTTTCTTGGAAGGCTTGGCTGGCTTCACGCCCTCTGCAGCAAGAGACTCGGTCAGCCGCGTTTCATTACGCTCCTGCTCCATAGTTGCATCGAGGTGCGGAGTCAGATCATCCTCGTCAATATAAATTACTTCTTCATTCGCATCTAGACACATAAGAATTCCCTCTCCATGCTGAGAGACGACCTCAACTAATCCTCCAGTGATACGGTTTTGATAGAGCATGACTACCTTTAATTACTGATATAGCCTACCAAAGTAAATACTTACAAGCAATAAAAAAGCGGGTCGTGGTGACCCGCCGCATAAAAGAGGTAACAGAAAATCAGCTGTCGCTACCGCCCACTTGAGAGGCGAAGTCCAGCATGCCAACAATGTCATTGAAGGAAGCTGCAGCTGCGGGACGCAGATAGTTAACACGAGCGATGATGTAGGCAGCTTTGCCAGCATCAGCGTCGGCGTCAGAGATGAACACACCGTCACCATTAGCAGCGCCGGTGTTTGCCACAGCGTTCATGTTGAAGACCTTGAACGTCAAATCAGACGTGGTCTCAAACATCATTGCATCAGCAAAGTCAGCACCAGTGTAGGTAGAACCTGAGTTGGTGATGGAGGTCAGGAAAGGAGCATGACCAGCAGAAACGTCACTGGTGCCCTGAGCGATGCCGGAAGCACCGATGGTCAGGCTTGCGCCGGCAGCACGAAGGCCGTTTGTGACGGTAGAAGAAGGCAGACCAGGGGCGCCAGAGTTGTCGCCACCTAAGCAGAGAACTTCGGTGTTGGTGCCTTGAATGTCAGCGGTCAGCGGAGAAGCGGGGTAAGAGGGCTCACCAGCGCTAGGGCTGTCTTGACCAATGGCGAGGGAAACGCCATAGATGAAAGCAGGACGCTCGGAGCTGGCTTGAACAACCAAGGAAGTACGATCATCGCGCACACGATCATCAGGACGACGATCGGGAGAAGGGACAATCAGATCCAGGGTTTTGAAGTCAGCTTTAGTACCGGACTTATTGGTAATTTTGGCGTAACCAATAAGCTCGTAAGCCTCGATGCCAGGCCAACCATAAACACCTTCGGTGTTGTAGGAGGACAGGCGGTTAATTTGATTACCAGGGTGCAGAATAGCGCCCTTTTCTTCGGTGTAAGATGCCATTTAGTTATACCTCCTCAAGGATCGACGATGGTAAAGGCAGTAGTCACGAAGTCCTTATTCAGGTTCGCGAAACCTGCATACAGCTGCCAAATGAGGATGATGAAGCGGCTGAAGTCGTCGTTGTTGTTGATGAGAACTTGAGCGTTCGGGCCACCAATACCAACGCCAACTGCCTGAGGACCGAAGAACAGTCCGGGAGGAGTTGAACGACCAGTAACAGCACCAGCACCGTCACCGTAGTTAACGGTTGCGGTCTTGCTAGGCATGTTGGTGGTCTCGAAGAAACGAACACCTTCAAACACAAAGCCGGAAGGCATCACAGGTTCGCCAGCCACAAACTGGGCTTGGCCGTATTGGCCACCTTGGTACAGAGAGGCGTTGGGGGAAGCCATACCCATCAGAGGGTTGGGTGCGCCCATGCCGGGGTAACGAGCAACCTCGCGGAAGCCTTGATCAGCACGCAGATCCTTCATGAAGGAGGGATCAGCAATACAGCGGTAGTAGCCATCCTGGAAAACAGGGACGTTACGCTTACGCAGGCTCTTGACAACCTCGAGGAGGTCGGTCTTAACGTTGAACTTATAGCGCTCAGCAGCGAATTCAGCAGCGGTATAGGTGTCGACGGTGACGCCAGTCTTACCTTTGCCATTGGGGTAGTAGAAACCACCTTGGGTATCGCTTGCCTGACCACGAGACTCAGACTTGAAGAGCTCGTCCAGGAACACCCGATCGCGCCAACGACGATAGTCGTCCAGCAGAGTCAGCGAACCGATGGACTGGTGGAACATGTTGAGGTTCCCGGTGTCCAGCAGAAGACGCTGAGCGGTCATCAGGGTCTCGCGAGCAATCTTGAAGGTGCTCGGGAGGTTGGTGTTGTTCGGATCGGCAGGGCCGGTGTACTCGCGGAGAGACACAAGCACCTTGTCCTTCACGATAGAACGGCTGTTGGCAGTTCCGATCGTTTGGTCTTGGGTACGCTCGCGGCTGGTCTTGGTGCCGGGGTTACCGAAGAAGCGGTAACGATCCAGCTGCACGGTTTGACCAGGCTGCTTGGTGAAGTCGTGGACTACGACGGGCTCGCAAGCCATCTCCACGACATAAGCCGGGTGGGGGCGGTACAGTTCCGCACCCAACAGCTTGGGAAAGTCGTTATCGATGAACATAGTAATTTCTCAGCTAAATTTTAAGCGCTGATACTTGAGGACAAAAATCCTCTGAATATGGAAATTTTCATTCCATTACAAAAAATTATAGCAACGCTTTATCAACCCGGATTATTGAAGGTGCCTTTTTTATTGGAATTTTCCTAGCTTTCGATATTCTCTTCCGGAGGTTACAGCGCGTGATCTGTTCGAAGTAATACCAGTCTTGTCTGCTCGGTAACTTGGCATGGCACTCCCCGCCATTCTTGACTCTCCTGCTTTTTCTTGATCACTTTTATGTCGCAAATAAGCACTGCCAACTCCTTTCAGGAAACCGTGCTCTTGTACTTCCTCGCGCAACATTTCATCTGGAATACCATGAGGATTCCTGATCTGTGCTTCTCCTGGCTCACGTGCGGACCCCAAAATATTGTCCTCAGGGCATTAAAGTGCGTTCGACAGCACGTGCTCGAGGATCAGGTGAACCGTCCATCATGTTGCCAGGGCTGTACATGTTTGCAGGCACGGTGCCGATGCGAGCATAAGGATTAAGCAAACCATCAGCAGGCTGCATAGCAGGTGTCATTGCCTGAATCTCAGGATTGATGGGTGACGCCTCAGCCATCAGTTTTTGCATCAGGGCAAGTTCAACTGCTTTCTTGGCTTTGTTGTTGTCCATCATTTCTTTCCTTTTTGATTAGGCATAGGAGGGTATCCCACGGGTAATTGACCAGTGGCAGGCATATTAGGCATAAGTGCGTATTGCATTTGCATGCCAATTTGATCCTGGATCATGTCAGCCTGGCTAACACCACGTGGGGCTAACAAGCCATTAGCTGGCAGAGGAGAGCCGGGAAGATTGAGCTTGAGATAAGAGTTATCGAGATCGCGAGGCATCCGGGGCTGAGGAGCATTAGGGTTTCCAACCTGTGTTTGCATGTCCTGCATTCGAATGGGAGCGTACTCATCGACATTGCCAGACATGACCTGACGCGCAGTGTCGCCAGCACCAAACTGAACAAGACCGGGAGCACCAATCGGACCACCAGCAGTACCAATTGCTGCCAGAAACTTATCAGCTTTTTCTCTTGCTCCTGCCTTCTTTTTTGCCATGTTAAATAAAAAATATGGGGGCAGTTTGACCTACCCCCTATTCTAGAACTGTATATATACAGTTATCACTCCATAACCAGGAGCTTGTTACGGAACACCTCAGGGTTCTGAGAAGCAGTGTTCAGATAGCGCCAGGCATTGGCGGGGTCACGATCGGCCAGGTTGCCGAAGCTGTTCCAGAAGTCACCAGCGTTGGCTTGAGCCTGGGGCTGGGGAGGAACGGGCATCTGAGGGCGCTGAGGGGCGACCTGCTGAGGAGCAGCGGGCTGCTGCTGGAACTGTTGACCAATGGCCTGCATTTGAGGAGCTGCGGGCTCATCAGCCACAG